ACCATTAGCATCTATATCTAAACAGTTTTCAATGCCAAGAGCATCATTAAAACGATACCCACTAGCTTGCATACTAACTATACCAGTAGAAGTATGAAATCTAGCATGACTTCCATCGTGATAAATTTTAAGGTCTGCACTGTTTCCAAACTGCAATTCAGCACTATCTTCTAAGGTAATACCTCCACCATTTACATCTACTGTGCCACTAATTTGAACTCCATTTGATAATGTCTCAAACTTTTTAGCATTGTTGTAATATATCTCTACGGCTCCATCACCTTTAGCCCATATCGCTTGTTCACCATTTTGTACTTGAATACTAACATCATCTTTAGCATTAATTATAATATCATCACTATTGGCTCCAGCGTTATTTATATATAGATCACCAGTTGCGTTTGATAGGTATGTGTTTACACCTGTATGGTATAGACTTAAATCTGCACTTGCTCCAATTTTTAAAACATCATCAGTTGATCCGTCACTAGAATCACCAATTAAAATATTGTGGCCATTAGTATCTAAGTCACCACCTAGCTGTGGTGATGTGTCATTTACTAAATCAGTATTAACTGCTGCAAAACTTAAGTTACCGCTAGAGTCTGTTTTTAAGAAACCATTGTTTACAATACTGCTAGGAAAAGTTAATGTATAACTCTGTGCAGCACTGTGAGGTGGTGACTTTAGTTTGATACCATGACTCTGTGCAGAACAGTTTAGCTGTAGTGTACCATCGTTACCACCAGCTCCACGTACTTCTACTACACCAGTTCCGTTAGGAGATAGTTTTACGTTTCCGTTAGTTACATCAGTTCCTATGTTACCAGCTTCGATATTATCTAGACTAGATCCATCAGCTGCAATATCACGACCATCTACGTTACCAGATACAGTTATATTACCTGTTACACCAAGACCAGCTCCAACTTGAGTAGTACCACCAGATGCAATTGACAATCTAGTAGCATTATTATCTATGTCTTTTACAACAAAAGTTCCATTCTCGTTGGCTACGTGAAAATCATTCTCACTATCTGTGTCGTTAAGAATTAACTTTGGATGAGAATTACTTATTGTTTGGTCACCAGTAAAGTTGTTAGCACCTGTACCAGCCAAGTTACCAGTAGCTGTAACACCACCTTGGAATGTAGTCCCGTTATGTACTCTTAGCTCGTTAGCAGCTGTATCAAAATACAAGTCACCAGCAGCTAGTGCATTACCACCACCATCTGTAGTAGGAGCTGTCGATGCTACTTGATAAGTATCACCAAACTTGTTTATAGCTGTTAAATTACTTGCAGCTGTATTAACACTTGCTATAGATCCACCAACATTATTTACATTGCCTATAGACCCAGCAACTAATCCTATATCAGTACCGTCTGCTGCTACTATGCCTATGTCAGAAGCATCCGCTGCAACAGCATTTATATTTGCAGCGTTACCGGCTACAGCGTTAATGTTTGATGCGTTACCAGCTACTGCTGTCACATTTGAACTAATACCAGCTACAGTAGTTACGTTACTAGCTACACCAGCTACAGTTGTTACATTGCTAGCTATGCCAGCTATAGTAGTAACCTCTGTGGCTTTTGGTACTAACCTATGAAACGCATATGTATGTAGCGTGCTTGTAGACTCTACCAAAAATCCAAAACCTGTAGGTATGGTAGAAGGTACTCCAGTTATAGTAATGTTAGCGTTGTTAGCTACGTTACCATTATTTATAGTTACAGTTGTACCGCTAGGAACTAAATTAGTTGAGGCTTCTTTAACACTTAGTACAGCTGCTTGACCTGTAGTACCTTGTGGGTTTGTATTAGGAAAAGCCTGCTCGCTAGCTATGATATCAAAACCACCGACATCATCTATAAGGTCAATAATTCTGTCATTGATAGCTGCTGTTGTAGCAATAGTTGTATCGTTATCTGGAAACGTCTGACCATCTTTTATTGTGTCACCAGAACTTATGTTAAAGAATCTAGCGTCAGCTGCCGCTGTGCTTAAAAAAGTTGTATCGTTAGATGCTGCACTAGCTTGTTCAGCTGCTGTAATTATTGCTGCATCTGCAATCTTGTCGATTGTTACTGCATCATTTGCTATCTTATCTGTTGTTACTGCGTTATTATTTATTTCACTAGAACCTACTGCTCCACCAGCTATTCTTGATGACGTAACAGCGTTCTCTGCTATTTTATCTGTTGTTACTGCACCATTATTTATTTCACTAGAGTCAACTGCTCCACTAGCAATAGCACCAGAGCCGACAGAATTAGTTGCTAATTTATTAGTTGTAATAGCACCGTTTGCTATTTTAATTGTAGTAACAGCGTCAGTTGCTAACTCATTAGTAGTAACCTGTGATGCACCTATATGTTCTGTATCAATAGAACCAGCAGCATAGTGTTGACTGTTGATTTGATCGTCAGCTATGTGAACTCCATCTATAGAGCCGTCTACATATTGATTACTGTCTACAGAGTTTGCAGACATATGCTCTAGATCTATAGAACCAGCAGCATAATGCTCAGAGTTTATAGAATCGTCAGCTATTTTTGTACCATCTATAGCGTCATCAGCTATTTTAGGTCTAGTAACAGCACCATCTTTTATTGTGGTAGTAACTACAACTCCGGGTTCTAAATCATAAGTTTGTATGAGTTGATCATTGTGCTCTTGTAATGATCTAAGAACTTGTTTTTGGTTATTGTTTAAATCTTCTGCTTTTACAGAGGATCCAGCTACATACGTAGCTTTACCTTCTACAGCAGTGTTACCATTATTTAGTACATCTGTTTGACGTACAACACGAACAACACTAGGGCTGCTTGGAGCTGTACCTATCCAGTCTACGGTGCTTTGACCGTTAGAGTTGTAAGGATTTATATTATAATGAACGCCGGCAGTCTTCTTGACACCATCAACATATACTAAAATTTCATCGGATGAGAATGTAGTAATTGTAAAGTTGATGTCAGATCCTGTGGCTGTTGTTTGTAAAAAGGATTGTTGTGACATTATTTATATATGTTGAGGATGTTTGCTGTTGTATCTCGTTTTTGACGTTTAGCAAGATCTCGTGCACGTTGCTCTAGTATAAGTTTTTGTACACCAGTCTGCTGACTAACTTTAGCCCAAGCTATTCTACGAGCTTCTTGCATAATTTTATCTATAGCTCTGTTATGCGCATAATCTCTAGCATCAAAATCTCCACGTCTGCCAGATTTTATATCTTTATACATTTCTTCCATAGAAGCTATAAGTGCAGGGTTTTTAGCCATCTTATTTAGTTTTAATTCTAAATTTAATTGACCTATAGCCTGTTGAAATAAAGATCGAACCTCTGGATTATCTGATAAGTTTGTGCCATCAGGAGCATAGTATGTAGATTGTCTAAGATCGTAACCACTGTTAAATAAGAATTGTCTACCTTCGCTTTGTTCTAGGTTTAAACTTATAGGACTAATTGCATTATATGCTCTAGTTAAAAAGTCCCAATCTTTAAGAGGTTTACCATTAAGTAAGTCATACTTAAGAGGTAATTTATTTGATCCACCTAGTTGTTCGGTAAGCAAGTTACGGTTACGTATAGACTGTACAATACCTGAGTTTATTTCACGCATGTAAGGCGTAAATAATCTACCTAGCTCGTTACGTAAACCAGCTAAGGGTACTTGGTTGTTTGCAAGTCCAGCTACAATACGTCCAGCTTGCCCGGGTCTACCACCAAATAAGTCAACAAAGGACTGTATGCCTGCTAGATATGACTTACTTGTTATAGCCTGTGCTACTACAAGAGATATCTTACCTAACTGATTTTCTGTCCATTCTTCACCCATAAGTTCGCTAGCATCACCTACGTCAGCTATTGTAGACATAATAAGGTTAAATGGTTCAAAGTTATCATAGCCTACACGTACAGCACCAAGCTTTATAGTTCTAGGCTCCCATTTACCGTCTAGCCACATTTGTCTTTTTTGTCTATCTACTGGCCCGTTACCGTTAAGATCACCACGCATCCAAGCTTGTGCAGCCATAAATACGACACCAGAACCTATTGCTAATCTGCCTGTTTGTAAGGCACGTGCATTAGCTAGTTCTTCTGCTGTGTTTATACCATACTTAGATACACTACCTAAATCGTTAGGGTTAGCAAATGCTATGTCGTTAAACTCTTTGACTAAAAAGTTAAATCCGGGTGTATACTTACCTGTAAGTGCAAGACCGTTTACACCAGTTCTAGCAAACAAGAAGAACGGTTTAGCTAGTGGTGCAGCACTAAACACATCGTTTAAACCTTTTGCAAAGCCTGTAAGTTCCTGTGTAAGTGTTACTTCTCTACGTGCAAATCTAGCAGCTTCGTCTACAAGATTACCGTTTGCATCAAAGACCTGAGCATAAAAATCATCTTCGTATGCTCTCATTAAGTCTTTATTTATTTTTGGTAATTCTATGCCGTTGCCTTGCATATCAAGCACACGCCTCATAGCTTTCTCACGCATTTTAGCTCTACCTAAAATAAACGCAAACGCGTCGTCAGTAGCAGCCATAAGTTTTGTAGAGTATGTTAGCAAATTACTGTTATTAGCTTGTCGTGCTATGTTTGCAACACGAAATGCAGCTTTTTCACCAGCTGTAGCTCTACCACTATCTTCCGCCCATCTACGTAATACTTCCCAGTTATCATCGCCTTGTGTAAACTCTGTAAAACGTGTTTTTATATCTCTTAAATCTCCAGCCCAGTAAGCGTTTAACTTAGTTCTAAACAGGTCAAACGATTCTGGTATAGCTTCTATCATAGCATTTACAGCTGCTAAGCTAGACCTTAGTGTAGCACTGTCGCCATCAAATGGATAACGTACGGCAGCTCCTAATGCTGTAGATAAAGGTCGCAAGAATGTTGCAGTAGATGTACCCATAATAGCTCGCACTGGTGTTTTAGGGCCAGACAATATACTATGACTCATAACTGCTTCTAACTCACGCACTAATGCACCTGTTCTTGCAGGGCTACTTTCATCTAACGCTCCACCTTTTAACACTGTACGAGCCCACTGGTCAAAGTCATCGAGTGTGTTTACATTTTTCATCATAGAAAAAGCTTCAAACACAGCCATCAACATGTTGTCGTCGGGATCGTCTTTTGCTATTTTTAGTACGGATAGTATAGAATCTTTAGCATCCTCCATTTCTTGTTTTAATGCTGCATCTACCTGAGCCTTTCTTGATTTGCCTGCACCCAATGCTCTGAATGAGTCAGACTTTACAAACCTTGCTTTCTTAGTTTCATATAACGCTGTAAGCATAGTATCAACTACTTGCTTAGCAGGGCCATCTATATCTTGTAAATCTACTAGATCTGCTATTTCTCTACCAGACGTGCCTAGATCTCGTAATTGTTTTAGTAGTGTGCCTTGTACTAAATCAGCAATAACTACATTCTTAGAAGTCCAGTTTTCTATGCCATCAATAACATCGTTAGTTTCATACAACTCTTTTAGATACTCTTGTGGTGACATATCTATAGGGTTTCTGCCTTGTGTTATTCTTTGATGAGCTTCTATAGCCTCTCTAAATGTAGCTGCTAGAGCTTTTCTGTCGCCCTTAGCTGCTGCTAGTTCTTTAGCAAACTTCTCGCTACTCATCAAACCCTTCATGATTCTTTCAACCGTAGCGTCGTCTGTACCGCCTTCTAAGGCTATTCTTTCGCGTTCTACTGGTGTTGTTACAGAACCGGTAGAACCCTCCTCTGAGCCCCATTGAGTACGTGTTTTTGACAGCTGCTCTCTGGCTTTCTGCGGGTCTACTTCTGATATATGTGCAGCTTGGTGTGGTTGAGATATAGGTGCATTTTTATCTGCTCTAAACTCTGCTTCACCCTTACGTAGCTGTGCTAGACCGTTTGCAACAGTTTGATCTTTTATACTTTTGTTACGTTTAGTAATTTGATCTATAGCTGGCTGTGCACCTTTTTTAAGTGTATAAGCTAAACCATCAAAGAATAAGCCAATGCCCATACCTTCGACAATATTTTTAACTTTCATCATTACAGGATGGTCTGTATCTTTTGTAGATAGTGGTGTATCTACCCAACCATACCTATCACGTAATGCACCTAAAGCATTAGCTTCATCTGACTCTTTAGATATAAGGTCAGATACAGCTCCTACAGCT